CATCACCGGTTGTTTCTTCAAAACCTAAAAACGCTTTAGGGACACGAAGAGCGGTTAATAATTTCTTTTGAATATATTCGATATCGGCAATCTCAGCTAAGTTCTGAGCTCCCGGTAATGTATCAATTGGTGATGCAGCCGCAGGGTCACGAACCGGGATGAAGTAATCTTGGTCAACCGCCATTTGATTAAATCTCATATCCACGTTACCTGTTTTACCATCAACAACTTGGTCTCTTTTGAATTTGTTTGCAACACGTTGTACATATGCCTCAACATCTTTGTCATCCATATTACCAACGAATACTTTGAATACACGTCTTTCCGGTGCTCTTGAAGTTCTATAAATCAACATCGCATCTTCAGATAATAATAACTGTTTCCAAATACGTCTTGCTTTTTCTAACATAGAAGTACCATATGGAAGTTTTCTATCATCACCTAATAAACGGAAATGAGCAATCTCCCAAGAGTTAAACTCCATATCTTTAACTTTCCATTTGAAACGTAAACCTTTATTTTCAATTGGTTCTTCAAGGTTTGCTGATTTTGCCGCCATACCTCTTTCTAAACGTTCAATCTCAATGTTTGGTAATTGCATACAACCAATAATACCTTTTTCAGCATCTAATTTTAGGTACACAAAGTTATCGCCATATTTACAAGTATTTCTTGTCCACATAGGTAAGTTTGTATTAACATCTAAAACGTTGTTAAACAAATCGGCTAATATACCTTTAACTCTTTTTGACTCAGAATAAATCTGTAACATAAAACCATTTTGGTCAACCGTGGTTGATTCTTCACCATATATGTCCAACGCTGCTGATATCTCAGGAGTATACTCCATTGATTCATAATCGTAGAATGATGCTAGTCTTGTTGGTTCGTAATAAACGGCTTGGGTATATAAATTACTTTCAATCTTAGTCCATTGGTTGGCTAAGTAGTAAGTTTGTTGTGCTTGTAATTTTTCTCTTTCGTATTCTGCTTGAGAAGTTGTTTTTAATAACTCCTGTTTATCTATTTTATAGACAGGATAATCTTGACCTAACTGAGCATTAGGACCAAAGGCACTCGATAAACGTTGCCATACCGTCATATTATTATTTTGATTATTTTCCATATTAAAAATCTAAATCTTTTTATCCTTTAATAAATACTTTATATTTGACCACCATCCGAGATATTCCAATTATTTGTTAGATTAGTTAAAATACCTCTACCCGCAACACCTGCTGATGTATAATTTATTGTTCCAAAATTTATTGAAACGTTTGGTTGTACAAATCCAAATGACCAAGAATTAAAAATATCATCTAATTGACTCGCCGGATAATTAGCGGTTGATTTACCTACCATAAAATATGGTGCTGTTGTTAAGTTAATTATACTCCAATTATTAATCGGTTGTTCAAACGCAAAAGCGTTTCTAAACATACCGGTTGCGTTTTGTAAATAACTTACATCCCAATTATTAATACCTGAATCACCACCATTATTAAAACTTGATGCGTTATAGAACATATTTGTGGTATTTATAACTTGACTCATATCCCAATTACTAAGATTGTCATCAAAATTAGTCGCTCCCCAAAACATTAAATTAGTTGCTTGAATCAAGGAAGTATTCCATAAATTAATATTGTTAATAGTTGTTAATGACGTACAATTTCTAAACATATTTGCTAAAGTAGTTACACCATTCAAATTAAGAACATCACTTACTGTTGATAAATCTAAATTAGTACAACTTTGGAATGCGCCACCATTATTATTAAGTCGTAATACACCCCATCGATTAACACTAATAATTTTATCTTTAGATAATGAACTAGTTGAGAATGACCATCCAATTATCACACCTGAAATTGTAACAGTATATTCCCCTGCAAAGTCATACATATGAGTTTTCTCAGGTTGATTCCAAGATGTTATAATATCATTGTTTCCATCACCCCAATCAACAAAGAATGAATATGTACCATTATTGACTAACGGTAATGCAATTGATTCGAAATCATTTGTTGTTACCCATACACTCTCAAATGTTGCCGGTGTTGTTGGTGTAACAGTTGGTGTAACAGTATTTGTTGGTGTAGGACTTTGAGTTGGACACGGACTATTTTCCTCATTACAAGTTGTACAATCAACATATGCCGATGAATAAATTAATGTAGCTTCTTTAATCGCCTCTCTTATAATCGTATAACAATATCCATTTGTTGCCAAAACAACATTACCGATACCATATATCGAAGGTATACTCATAATCTGTTCCTCTAATCCCTCACAACAAGGACTTATATACCAAGTAGTATAATTTGTTGTTGATGTTGGTGTAACGGTCATTGTCGGAGTAGGTGTAGGAGTTACATTACTACCACAATCAGAATCAACACTACATCCCGTTGTACTAACAGTTATTGTACTATCTATTGATGGATAATATTGGGGAACATTTTCAAAATAATAAAATAAACTTAAACTGTTTATTTTATCACTTTTAACACAGAAATGATAAGTTCCCGGAGAAGTAAATTCATATACAATATCACTACCATCACAATTACTATTTTTAGCCCCTTGGAAATAAACCGTATTATCCGGGAAAATTGTATTTTTAATTGCGTTATTTATATCTGTTTGACTAATAACCACTTCAACACATAAACAAGATGGATTCGTTGGTGTAGGTGTAACAGTTTTTGTCGGAGTAATTGTTGGTGTTGGTGTAGGTGTTGGTGTTGGGCAAATTCCTGATGTTGATGATGTCATTACAATTTGTATATAAACCCCAACCCAACTATATGTACCATTACTTATAGGTAAATTTCCCGGATTTTGATTGTAAGCGTAAAAATCTCCCGTATTATCACCTAATACATCAGTATATTCCCATTGATTTGAAATATTATTCCACCAAACAAATCCAATAGGTGTTAAACAATCGTCAAATAATATTTCATAATAATATTTTCCATTATAACTACCTGAACTTAAAATAGTACAACTCCATTCAGAACCTACGGCTTCCGTTATAAGAGTAAAACACATTTCACTTGGTATACTCGTTGGTGTTGGGGTTCTTGTTGGTATTGGAGTTCTAGTTACCGTAATCGTAGGTGTTGGCGTATGTGTTGGAGTTCTAGTCGGTATTGGAGTTCTAGTAACTGTAGGTGTTGGAGTTTGAGTTTTTGTTGGTGTTACAGTATGTGTAGGTGTTGGAGTTGGAGTGAAAGGTACACACCAATTGTTACATATTGTTTGTGATATAATTGTAATCTCAGCCGTAGCACCACCTATACTACCTTTTACACAAGGAGAATCGTAAACTTCAATACCCGCATCAAATAAATCACATATTAAATCACCATCGCAAGTTTCATAACAAACATAACCCGGTGTTTGTACAGTAAATGAGTATACGTAACAATTACAGTTAAGACTTGATGGTGTAACTGTAGGAGTAACAGTTGGCGTTACAGTATTTGTTGGTGTATTCGTTGGAGTATTTGTTGGAGTTTGAGTTGGTGTTTTGGTAGGCGTTGGTGTTATAAATCTAAATTCACAAGTGACATCTTCACTCGGAATATAGATACTATATTTTCCATAAAAATCGTCAGTATAATATTCATAAGGTAACAAAACTGTTCCCAAATTAATTGAACCACCCGCTGATGGGTAGAACGTTATTTGGGCCATTTGACCGTCGTAGTTTTCAGTTGTTATTAGAATATATGTTGACATATTGAAATTATAAATATTTTTTTATTATTTTGTATAGATTATTCAGGATGATTATCTGTTGTTATTTTTATTGTTGTTGACATATTATTTTATTTAATTATGGACAAGGTATTAGTGTTACATTCGCACTACTACTAGCGTTAGTTTGTATTCCACCATCTAGGTAATATGCTCCTGAATAGCTTATACCACAAAATACATTAGTGTATGTACCTGAATTACTTTGAACATTTGTTTGTGTAATTCCATTACAATCTTCATATACAAAATAAACATTTCCATCATCTGACGCAATAAGGTCAGATTCTTCTACAGTAACATTATAATAATAACAATTTGGATTTGTTGGAGTATTAGTAGGTGTTAATGTTGGAGTATTAGTAGGTGTATTAGTCGGAGTTTCCGTTGGTGTGATTGTTGGTGTTTGTGTATTTGTAGGTGTTTGTGTCAATGTTGGTGTTGGCGTATTTGTAGGTGTTTCAGTTATTGTTGGTGTTGGAGTCACTGTTTCAGTAGGTGTCGGAGTAGTAGTAGGTGTAATTGTTGGTGTTACCGTATTTGTCGGAGTTTGAGTTGGGGTTGGAGTAACCGTATTTGTTGGTGTCATTGTAGGTGTTGGCGTTGGAGGTATTGAACCACAACAATATGTTGAAGTATCTAATGTTGATAAAGATGTATACACAGTAACATCATTTTCTTGATATCTAAACCAAGCTAATTCTGTTGACGCTGTAACGCAAATAACTTGATTATATTGATACCCTGAAGTACTATAGTTAGTTGTATTAAAGATTCCGTCACAATCATTGTAACCCATTTGAACTAAACCATCGAGTGATGGGTTAGTATTACCGCTGGCACTCAATAAATCAATAGGCGATATGTAAACTTCTGCAGTGTAACAATTTTCAGGACATAAACCACTAGTTTGTGTTGGCGTAATAGTAGGTGTTGGTGTCACAGTTTCAGTTGGAGTAACCGTTGGTGTGTTAGTCGGAGTTTCAGTTACTGTAGTTGTTACTGTAGGTGTAGGTGTTTCAGTGATTGTTGGAGTAACCGTTGGTGTCGGTGTAGGACAAATTGGGTAACTATCAATCACACCATTCACTATGTACACAATATTACCTGAAAGAATCGTTGGACCAACAATATAATAACCTGTTGTAACTAAAGTACAATTAGATGATGTTCCATTATATACTGTCTCCCCAATATTCATTGAAGTTGCTTGAATATTAAACCCTAAATAATCTCCTTCCCAATTAAGTGCGTTACAAGCATCTGTTAAAGAACCGGTTATATTAATTTCTGTACTAGCACTAACAATAATATCGATTAATGAGAATGTACTTAACCCATCAGGTCTTGCACAAGTTGGAGTTGGTGTTTGTGTTGGGGTTTCAGTTATTGTAGGTGTTGGTGTAGGTGTCGGAGGTATAACCACAGAATAATCAATATAAACAATCTCACCAAAATTAAACAAAGTGTTAGCGGATATTATTTCAATAAAATTCGCACCCGTCTCTAAACTACAATAAAAGAAAGGGTCGAAAAATTGAAATGCGTCTGATGAACCACTATATGTTGCAGTAACATTATTTTGACATAACGTTAATAAAAAGTTATTACCAATTAAATCACTAAAATAACTTGTTTGGTCAGTCCCATTACTATCAATAACATTAAAATAAACCCCACCATATTCATTAATACCATCAGGATTATTACTTGCATCACCAATAATTAAATCCGCAAATAAAACATCACCTGATATTGGTGTATCAAATATTGTTGATAAATTATATGGTATACCTGAACAGACAGAGCTTGTTGGTGTCGGTGTGATAGTATTAGTTGGTGTAGGTGTTGGTGTAGGAGGTGTACAACATTGTCCATTATTATCTGCGGTACTCGTACCTGATTCTTGAGAATTAAACGCAAAATATGTAACCCCCGGAGTTGTTCCTGAATTTCCACAAATAGCGTTAAGGTAAACACCTGCAACCGTAAATCTCTCAGATGTTAAACCACCACCACATTTACCGTATTTAACATATACGGCACCATTATCGTTAGGGTCTGTATTACCTGTGGCTAATTCTAAATCTGTTTCAGTAATTGTTACATCAATATATGTACAATTACAACTTGGTGTTGGAGTAATAGTATTTGTAGGGGTTATTGTTGGACTTGGTGTTGGTGTCATAAAAACAATACCATTAAAATCACATAATGGGGCAGGAATAGGTGCCGGAACAACTACCGGTCTAAAGTATTCCAATGGGGATTTTTTACGTTCAGGTCCAAATTTAAGAATTTTAACATTATAAATTCCCTGACCATCAACGACCAATCTTGACCCCGCAAAAATATTACCTGATTTTTTTCTTTGTTCAAATCCCATTTGGTTTTATTTTATAAATATTACCTACCTCCAAATAACCAACCGTATTTCATATAATCTTCTCTCGAAACACTTTGTTGTCCCATTTGATTTGGATTTGTTCCATAATAATTTGGTATAACCGGATTAAATTCTAAATTTTTAGATACTACTTCATTATTACTAACCGCCCAAGATTCTAACATTGCCTTGGTCTGTTCGGTAACTTTTGTTAATTTACTAAATGATGATTCGGCAACATAAGTTGCCATAGCGATTGACATAATTAAATCATCGTGATGACCTTTTTGGTGGTCAGGTCTACCATTCATATAAATAAAGGTGTTCATCTCATTATATAAACGAGAACTATAAATTCTAAATCCGTGTCTCATCACCTCTTCAAATGAGGCAACAATTTGAACCCTTTTATTATTAAAGTTTATTCCCGGAATTTTCTCAGCAGCTTTTGGGTCGTACTTCCATTTGTTGGCACTATCAACACCATCAACGTATAAATCTTTATAATTCATCTCTTGTAGTTTTCTTGATGTTGAAACCCCCATACCACCGGTGATATCAATTACAACAAAACAAGAATATATTGTCGCCCATTTATGACAAATTTCTGCCATAGTATCCGGAGGTAATTTACCAACATATTCCGCAACTTGTTCTTGTGTATCAAAATCAACTATTTGGAATGAACTAAAATCTTCAGAATCCCCACGGGAAACGTCGACACCCATTATGTATTTATGCCCAATAACAGGTTCTTTCCAAATCCAAAGAGCATTACCCATAAGTTTTTGTATTGGCTCCAAAATCATATTCTCACGAATTTTTTGCATCATAACAGAATCAAATACGTTATCTCCGGAACCTAAGAAGTTACATTCTAACTCCTGAGATACTTTACGTTTATCGTATTTTAATTTTTTCACCATCGCCTCAAACCAAGATGAACAAGGTTTGTATCCGGCATCCATAAGAACTCTTAATTCTTTATAATTTCTATTTTCATAAGGTATCTTTGTCCAATCGAGAAAATCATCAGGATTATAGTCTTCTTTATTTAATAAGAAATGAATAATATCGTCAGTTTTTACTAAGAATAAATCTTTAGTATAACGTGGGTCACGGTACCAAAACATCTCAGTAATTTTGAAGTCATTCATATTACGTAATGCTTGGTCGTATATTTCATAGTAAATTGGGTCATATCCGTTAGGTGTTGAAACCACAATTACTTTACCCCCCGTAGATAGGGACGCCATACAAGCAGACCAGAAATCACTGTCTGCCTCAATAAACGCCGCCTCGTCAAATACAAGTATGGTAGGTGTAAATCCACGCAAGGCATCCTTAGATGTTGCAACGGCTTTAACCTCACACCCGTTTGTTAACTTATAATGTTTTTGGGAATTTTTGGCTTTATCGAAATCCACACCTGTCCACGTTGGCCATTGAGATACGAACGATTTAATTTTGTTCGCCATCTCCAATGAAGTATCCAACTTATTGGCAATAATCAATATTTTTTCAGGGGCTTCTTTTCTTGCGAATACAAGTTTACGAGACATCCAAGCCGCGGTAACTGTTGATACCCCGGCCTGTCTGTACTTTAATGCTATATTCTCATTGTATTCTTCGTAGTCGTTAAGTAATGCAACTTGGTCAGGGAAAAGTTCCAATGGAACATATTTTTTAACCGTGTTGTCGTATGTCTCTAAATACGTTCTAAGTGCGTACTCAACATCTCTATTACATTTTACGTACTCAATTAGTACTTGTTCTTTTGTTAAATTTGACATATAATGTCATTTGGTTTTTTTAGAACCCAAGAGATGATAAGTCAATATCGTCTAAATCATCAAAATCATCACCATAATCATCATCATTATCTTCATCAGACATTTTTGATTCATATTCGTGTTTTTTAAGAATATCTACGATTTCATTAACCATTCTGTCTAAAACTCTCTTAGCCTCCGGTTTATCCTCCAAAATAGCTTTCGCTAAATTTATAAAGTCTTTTGCCTCTAACTGAGACAATCTCATAAATAAATACTGTTGAAGGTGTCTTTGGTCTTCTTCGTATAATTTGTCAGGCCAAGCATCTCTGAATTTCTCCCAAAAGATAGGCCCTAATCTTGAATCCCAAACCTCAGATGGTAATGTGTCTTCAGCACCAACAACCATACTTCTTTGAACAGGGTCGTTTGGTAATCCTTGGTCACCATATAATGAATAAATACCTTTAACTATTTCGTGAACTAATAGTGGAAATGTAAATCCTTTTGCGTGGATTGTTGGTGGGTCAGTTTCAGGGTCAGCCTCTGATTGTCCCATTTGACCTCCTCCGGAACCTGCCATACCTTCCATATCAGGATATAACCAATATAAGTGTTCCATCAATGATTGTGTAACACCATATAAATTTAATAGTTCAGGACTTAGTCTATTAATCTCGTTACTCACTAAAACATACATATGTCCACCTTTGAAAGCGGCACCTTGTACTAATGAGTTAATCATTCTTCTTTTTGCTTTTTCTAAGTTGAATTTTTCCATAGAATCCA